AGTGACGCTTGGTGGTGTCATCTGTCAGAGAAAGCAGGATATGATCCTCTCCTCTTCACTTCATATGTAAATCAAAACAACTTGAGTGACGAATGGTTTGAAGCTACCAAGCTTTTACCCGAAGAGGAACGGCTTGCGATGGTGATGAATCAACCAAGGCCACCAAGTGGACTGATCTATAATGAATGGACTGAGAGCCATGTAATCGATGGATTCAAGTATGACGAGAATATGACAGGACGAATCGCTATCGATTGGGGATTCAGAAAACCGAGTGTCTTGATCATGGTCTATGATGAATCAAGAGAAGCGACTGTCATCCTCCATGAGATCAATCCTCAAGAGATCACGATCACGCAGCTCTCCAAACTCATCCTTTCGATAGCGTGGCCCCGTAAACTAAAAGAGTCTGCTCCAGGTCCTAGGATTTGGTTGGATACAGGAATAGCAGATAAGGCGGGGTCCGCTCGTAATGATCAAACAGGACGTACAGCTTTTAGAGAGATAATGAAGTCTCCATCCCTTGGAGGAATTGGACTTCCTCTTCGATATACTACCGATCCTGTATTGACCAATGTACTTAATGGAATCCAAAAACTAAAGAGAGCATTCGCTCGCAAGAAGTATCTCTGTACAAGAGAGGTATGGACAAGAGGAGAGAAGGCCATCGGGAACTCCTTTAGAAAAGCGATCCTCTCTTATGGATGGAATCCGACCAAGGACGAACCCAAGAAGGATGGAAGGGAAGATCCTTTAGACGCTCTTCGATATGATTGCATTGTCCATTATTGGAGCGACCTATCAACTCCATCATACTCTCCATCCTCCAGAAAGAGGACCGAAAAACGCCAAAGACGAATTGGAAGAAAGGAAGCATTTTGACGTGGATATTACCAAAGAACTTACACACATCTCCTTATGTGCAGGATATGGAGGGGTTGACATTGGACTTAAACGAGTCCTCCCAAATCTGCGAACAGTCGCTTTTAGTGAGATCGAAGCCTACGCAGTCGCGAACTTGGTTGCAAAAATGGAAGCGGGACTCTTGGACGCAGCTCCTATATGGACGAATCTTAAGACCTTCCCTTGGAAAGACTTTCGCGGAAAAGTGGACATCCTCTCTGGTGGCTTCCCTTGTCAACCCTTCTCAGCTGCAGGACGTAGAAAAGGAGATGAAGATCCAAGACACCTTTTCCCCTACATCAAGCAAGGCATACAACTTCTCAGACCTGCCATTGTTTTCCTTGAGAACGTCGAAGGAATCATCTCCTCTAAACTCGGAGAAGGATGGACTGACACCGAAGGAACGCCCGTTTTGCTTCATGTACTTAGGGAGCTGGAAAGAGTGGATTATAAAGCAACGGCGGGAGTTTTTAGTGCGTCTGAAGTCGGAGCTCCTCATCAACGAAAGAGAGTCTTCATCATGGCCTACTCCAACAACATTAAACGTCCAACAGGATCCATCGACTTTATTCACCAAATCGGGAGAAGTATGGAAGGGACTTGGAATGCCATATCGAAAGAGTGGAGTGCACGCTCAGATGCCATTATCTCAAATTGTGATGTATGGCCCTCAAGGAGAGGAGAAGACCAAAAAAAATGGGAGCCACAAAGAACAATTAAATCCTCGTTGGGTAGAAACTTTAATGGGAGTTCCGATTGGATGGACTATGGCGACTTGTGTAAATCCGTATGTAATCGAACGGACGAGCTCAGACTCCTTGGTAACGGAGTTGTTCCATCAACAGCGGAAAGAGCCTTCCGAGTCCTATGGGAAGGACTGGGCCACTCCTAACGCTAGAGATCACAAAGGACCACAATCTGAAGGCTTTTTAGATCGGGGTTACGGATATCAACTACCAGATCATGTTGCAGAGTGCGAGGTTAAAAGTGAGTGACTATATAGAAAAATCAAAAGGTCTTAGATTGAATGATCTAGATTCTTGTATAGTCGGACTATGTAAAGATAATTATCTAGTTTACTCATACACAAAATTAATTCAGTACTTTTGCAAAATAAACAAGTTAGAACTTATTGAATCAATAGAAGAGATTGAGTTCAACATTCTAAGTTTAGAAGGCAGTCACACATTTAAAATCCTGTATGATTGGAAATAAAAAAAGCTCCAAACTAGACAGGTGAATCAGGTTATCTACTCTCTTTAAATAAATAGTAATATAAGTTTAAAGAAAAAAAGTTGTCTAGTTTGAAGCTGATCACGTTTATATAAACTCTTGATTAAGTTGTCAATTTGTTTTACTTTCTATTTTAACGAACGATTTTGTTTGATTAATTGGAATCATTCGAAATAATAGAATAGAGTCCTTTGTTCTAACCGAAGAGGATAAGCATGAGCAATGAACAAGACGAGAGAACTCCCGATCATATGAAAGCAATGTTCCCACGGTTTAAAACCCGCGGGATCAGTGGTACTCAAATATCGGGCGGGAAGATCACAGGGAAAGAACGCAATCCAAAATTGACGGGACTTAATTGGGTCCAAGAAGCCGAGGATATGCTAGCGACTGATCCTGTCGTTCGTCGATCATGGCATATGTTAAGACAGACTCTTCTCTCTGCGACTTGGAGATTTGTTCCTGGAGTAGAAGGTGATGAAGTATCAGAAGAGCTTGCACGATTCGCAAATGAATCTTTCGGCTTCGATGGATACGCGGGTCAGATGGCTACATCTTGGGAAGAGCAATTAACTTACTTATGGGAGTTCGTTCCCGTTGGGTATCGATACGCAGAGGAGATCTATAGAGTAGGTCCCGATTCAAATGGGAAGGTTAGAGTATGGTTGGACTATTATGCAGATCGGGAACCATCCGCACACAATCGTTGGTTGAGTAGAGATGGGCAGCACTTGGATGGAGTCCTCCAGAATGTAGTCGGTTATACTTATACTCCCGAACCCATCCCATCCAATAAACTCCTCCTCCTTACATTGAATAGAACGGGATCTAACTTCGAAGGGATCGGAATGCTCCGTCCTGTATGGTGGTGGTGGAGAACTAAACAACGTGTATCGAATCTAATGTGCGTCGGTTTGGAAAGATGGGCTTTACCAACTCCCAAAGTAAAGGTCGATCGATCACAAGCAGAGATGCAAGGATTAACGGACTCCGATATAAACGAGATGATTGATGAAGCCGCAAACCAAGCGGAAGCCTTCCTCTCAACTGAACTCGCTTATCTTGTCGAGTCTCCTGTAATCCAATTCGATTCCTATGCAATCACTCCGAACTTATATTCTCAAGGTCCTCTCGACATCATCAAAGAATGTGATAATCAAATCTCTCAAGCCTTCCTCGCTCAATTCGCAAATCTTGGAATAAGCGATTCGGGATCTCGTTCAGTGGGAGAAGTTCACTTATCAGTGTTTAGAAGAGCAGCGATCAATCTATGTGATATCGTAGCCGCTCAAGTAAGTGGAGTAGATCGAAGAGGAGGAGGAACCATAGGACGATTGATCCGATGGAACTATGGAGCGATTGATCCTTCCAAGCTTCCTCGCTTAACTCATACAGGTCTTGATACAGATGATCTTGCCGAATCTCTTGGAATGCTTCCAGGTCTTGTCCAATCAGGACTCCTTACTCCCGATGATGATTTGGAGAGAGCAATCCGAGAAAGACTTGGAGCGGGGGATCTTCCCGAAATCGCAGAGCGTACACCTCTTGAAAGATCAATGTCTAAAAGTGGAGGAGTCGCATCCTTAGCTGAGAATCTTATGAGAAGAAAGGGCCGTGATCATGGTCAAGAAGATTAGAGTTAAGAAGAAGCGAACATCCGCACAAACTCCCGCTCCTAAAAAAGATCAAGTCAAAGGATCCAAGAAGAATCCTTCAGGAGCTGCAAGCGGATCAAGAGGAGGGATCAAGATTCCCGAAAAGTCTTTGAAAGCTTTGGAGAATTATCGAGACGAGCATAATGAGAAGTACTCTGCAAAGTCTAAGAAGATTGACCTCGGAACTCTTAAGGCAGTTTATCAAAGAGGAGCGGGGGCCTTTTCCTCTTCCCATCGTCCTCAAGTCTCATCTCGCGAGCAGTGGGCATTGGCAAGAGTCAAAGCTTTCCTTAAGTTGGTTGGAACGGGAGAACGCAAGAAAGCGTATACGACTGATCTTGATCTTCTCCCTTCAGGGCATCCCCAAAAAAGCCAAGCCGAAAAGAAGGCCGAACTCTTAGCAGTTCCTAAGAAGTATGATCACATTGATTTTACTCCATCCAAAGGATCTCAAGAAGCGGGAAAGAGGGCTCTCGAAGTCAGAGCAACCAAACCCGAATCTCAACGCGGAATGACTGCAGTCGGAATCGCTAGAGCACGAGATCTTGCGAATGGAAAAGAACTCTCTCCAGAAACCGTCCGAAGAATGCTCGCTTACTTTACTAGACACGAAGTTGATAAACAGGGGAAGACTTGGGATCAACAGGGTAAAGGATGGCAAGCTTGGAACGGATGGGGAGGAGACGCGGGATACTCTTGGTCTAAGAAAGTAGTAAAACAAATGAATGCAGCTGATAAGAAAACTCAATCTCTGAGAGCATATGCGGAAGCCCATATCCTTGGAGAATCAAATCCTACTTATGAAGTCCCCGATGGATTGACAATCGGGAAGCCCTTCAAAACTTTGTCTCTTGGTCAAGTGTCCTCTCGAATGAATGGGGATAACATTGGAAAGGAGATCAATCAAGACCTCCTTCAAGAGATGGTCAGAGTCTTTCAAGAGCGACGCGAAGCCGATCCCGTCATCATCGATTGGCAACACGCGACAAGCCCATTCCAAGGAGGAACGCCCGCTCCTCCAGAAAGTGGTAACGCCTTAGGACTCATCATCGATCTCGACTTAAGAGACGATGGACTTTATGCAATCCCCGCTTATAACGAACGAGGACTCCAAGTAGTCAAGGACGCGGGAGGGATCTTATGGTCTTCTCCTGAATACTTGCACGGAGAAATATTCACTAGAGATGGAGGAGATAAAGTCGGAGACGCTCAACTTTTAGCGATTACTTTGACACCTCGTCCCGCTCAACAACACGACAAGATTGATCGTATCACTTTAAAGGAGGCACCGATGGTGACCGAATCTGATTTAAAGGGAATGTCTCAAGAAGACCTTGTTGATCTCGCTATGCAAAAGGACGCAATGGTCCGAAGTCTTGAAGCGAAGATCAAAGAGATGTCTCAAGAGAATGAATCCAAAATTAACAAAGACTCTGAAGCTCAACTTGAAGAAGAAGAAAACAAGGAAGAGATGAAAGAGGAAGACAAAGAAGAGAAACTCGCTGAAGACAAAGACGAGAAGATGAAAGAAGAAGAAGAAGAAGATAAAGACGAGAAGATGAAAGAGGAGAAGAAAGGATATCAAAAGATGTCTGAAGCTCTTCCATCTACTCAACTTCTTTCTGAGATCCAACTTCTTCGGGAACAAGTCCAAACTCTTCAATCTGAGAAACTAGCAGCCGAACGAAGAGAAGCCGTAGGGTCTTTACTTCGCGAAGGTAAGATCTCTCCTTCAGAAGAGGAAGCAGCAAACAAAGCTTTCGACTTCAAAAAGAAAGGTGATGAGATCTTCTGGACTATGTTTTCCGAGCGATCCCCCAACTCCGTCGTTCCTATGAATCAAGTAGGACATGGAGCAAGCGGACAAGAGATCACAAAAGAGACAATCAATCTTAAGATCAAAGCACTCTCTGAAGAAAAAGGAATGACATACGCTCAAGCCTTGTCAGAGTTCCGCCAAACTAACACTCAAGAATTTATGAAAGCTTA